CCGGGATTCTGGAACTCTCCGGCACGTTGGCACCATTCTTCGACACCGTTAACAACAAGATGGTTGTGTTCAACGAGAACAAAACCTTGTTCTTCAAGCTGTCGATCGTCGGGACGTGGCCCAGCGGAACCGCAAACAGGTCAATGCAGCTAACCTTTTCCGGCTCTGTTCCTGACACACTGGTCAGCAGTCGTAATGCGGCGACAACAACCGACAACATCCTGTTAGCTACGTTCTTCAGCGTGGATAAAGACGGCTTTCTTGCCACAAATGGCAGTACGTTAACCATTCAGTCAAATGGTGCGGCGTTTACTGCCACAACCATCAAGATAATCGCGGAGCAGTAATGATTCAGTTCAAACCAACGCGAAACATCGACCTGATCGAAGCAGTAGGAAATCACCCTGACATTATCGCCGGGAGCAACAACGGTGATGGATACGACTACAAACCTGATTGCCGTTACTTTGAGGTGAACGTGCACGGGCAGTTCGGCGGCATTGTTTACTATCAGGAGATTCAGCCGCTGACATTCGATTGCCACGCCATGTACCTGCCAGAGATTCGCGGCTTCAGCAAGGAAATCGGGCTGGCGTTCTGGCGATACATTCTGACTAACACCACCGTTCAGTGCGTCACATCGTTCGCTGCGCGCAAATTCCGCCACGGGCAGATGTACTGCGAGAAGATATTGCGTGGAAGGACTGATGTGTCTAGCCGTGTAGCCTGAATGATTACCGGCACATTGAGATTCGAATCCGCCATTACTCAATCCTTATCTGGCAGCCAGACAGAGTGACAGGTGACTTCGTGATAACGCGCAATTTGAAACCAATGTTTTTCCTGATGCGCCCTACTCGTTTCCACAAAACGCGTTTGTCGTAAACGAACGGTTCATTCTGCTCAATCATCTGCTCACGCCCATAATTTATGCCGTCAGTGGTTGCAGAGAGGAACAGGCGGTCGGCGTACTGAGCTACGCCAGTGGATGATTCCACCTCCAGATCGAAGCATCTGGCGTTATCCGCTTTGAACAGTGGAGTAAACAGCAGGTGTTCCTGTTGAAGCCCATACTGACTGCTGATATCGAACTGCAATTTCCCGGTCACCGATTCCAGCTTATCGCCGCACGTTATCTGATTTCCTTCGTAAATGAAGTCGATAGCGCGGTACACATCGTCATACAAGCCTGTTTTCAGTACACACCATTGCGGACCATTGGCGCTTGAAGATGCGTCGTACACGAGAACATGGCGAGGAAGGTGGATAATCAGCAACTCATGAGCATCAAACCGCAGCGATTCCATCACACCATCAGCCAGTTCATCAGCAGTGTAGGAGCGGAGGATTTCTCAATGCTCTCGCTGGCAATTGGTGACACCTGACCGGAGCCGATGATGTATACAGACGGCGCACCTGTTGCCGGATTGCTGATAAACGCATAGGAATCAGCAAACGGCGTTTGCAGTAAGTCCCGGCGATGCCTTTTTGCACCATCAGCGATGGCTGTGCGACATACAAAGCAGCACCAACTGTGGTTGCACCAGTCAGGGAGAAATATTCAATCGTCGATGAACCAAAGCAGACGATGAAGTCTCGCCATGTTCCGATGCCGATAATACCGTCAGGCTGAGACTCGGCACGATATTGTGCACTGTATCGGTCAGGGTGCGATTCGTCTCCAAGGTCAGTGATAAACCATGAATCAGTTCCGTCTTTTGACCACGCATAACGCCCACGTAAGCGCGTAATGTCGCGAACTGAACCTAACTCGTACTGTGTGAATCCGCTGTCTGTAGGCCAGTTTGAGACGGTTTTAACCGTGCCATCATAGCGATACTCGACCAGTTGACCATTAACACCTACAGCCTGAGATGTCCGACCATGCGCCATTGATACGCGACCACTTCCGGCGACGTCACCGACTTCGCTTTCGCCTTTGTAAAGCTTCCCACCACACACGCGATAAACAGCATTCTGCGCCATGTTGTACTCGACTCCGCGCGATACACCGTTTACATCAGAGCGTTTGGCAATGCCCGGGAATGAGCGAAGATATCCGCTGCTGTTAAGGATTTCTTTGGGTGTAGCCAACATATTCACTGGTAGATAGTCGATATAGTCGGCATTTCGGAAGTCTTTGCCGACACCTTTCATGAGCGGAAGTTGCTGAATCGGCATTATTCGCTCCCGTTATCGCAAGGTTCTTTCGGTGGAAGTAATTCCAACCGTTCCACTTCGCCAACTGGTTACCGCTACCAACAGGCATACGGTTTGGATAACCGGACTTACATTTAGCGGCTTTTGCTCTGTCCATTGCAGACAGTTTGACGAGTCGCTCTTTCCCGTATCTGGCAGTGGTTATAAGTTTTGCAGACGCTTCCAGCGCATAATCTGGAGCAATGCGGCAGGCAAGATTGAAAATAACGGCATTGATAGCGTTATTTGATAAACCGTGTTCATCGCCCGGATCCGGAGCGACATCTGCATCAGCAAAAATGTAGCCAACGTTGATCCCAGGTGACGCATCACCGCCAAGCCATTCAGCCATCATCATTTCAAGGTCGTTGACGCCGTCTTCCATAGACTGCGGTTCGACATCGGTTAACGTGGCATTTGATGCCACACCGAGCTTACGTAATGCCGCAAGAACTAAATCACCCTTCGTTGTCAGGTTCATCTGCTGCCGCCTTAGGTTTTCGACCAGGCTTTTTACGCTGTTTTTCTTCTGGCTCTGCAATGGCCGGACGCAAACTCAGGAGTCGTCCAAGAACATCATTTGCTTCATGACCATCCCACTCTTTCCCGAACTCAAGCTCAGTACCTTCAGGAAGGAACTCGATTTCTTCAACAGGTAGGTGATAAGTGATTTCGCCTTCTGGAGTGGTGATACCAGCAATGATCCAGCCATCCCACTCTTCACCGTCACTGTGTTTGCGAGACCACCACGAAAGCTCAGCGTAAGCATGCATCAGCGATGAGAAGAGGCGCACTCGGTGAGCGTAAAGCTCGTTAAAAGTGTGATAACCGTCGGACACTTCGCCCATATCAACTGGGGAAGTTTCACCTCCGCCAACACTCCCAATTTGATCACCAACAAGAGGATCATCAGGAACATCGTCAGGGTGCTTATACCAGCCATTTGCTAAGTGCACAGCTACATCATCAGGATCAACGGTTTTCGTTTTCAGCTTGCGCCCCCAGATTTTGGTATCTCCGCCAGCCTGAAAAATCATTACGCTCATTGGTATCTCCAATAGAAAAGGGAGCCGAAGCTCCCTCTGGTTATCACGCAGTCTGGTTAGGCAGACCAACACCAATTGCCTCTGGTCGTACAGCACATGCTGAATACCACACAGCAATACGGCACTTACCAGACAGAGTGTTGATATCACCCTGCGTTGCGAAGATGCCGTTAACACCAATACCAGGAATGCTGAAGGAAGACGTTTTCATGCCAGCAAACAGCTCATGGGTTACCGGGATAGGCTGAGACAGCAGTCGGATTGAGTCATCAGCCCAGAACACGTTAGCGGTGGTTGTTGCCACGTTCAGAACGTTTACCGGAGTGGTATCAGCAAGAGAGGTGTTTACGTTAGCGTAAGCCTTCTCTTCTTTTGTCAGTGACGCGTCATCCAGTGCAATCGGCTTCGGCGTGATTTCGATGTGAGTACCATCGATCACACGGGTGATTGAGAAAGTAGCATCATCAGTCAGCACGTTCTTCGCCATCTGAGACAGGAATTTCACACCAGTGAAGCTGATTTTGTCGCCGCGCTTAAACCCGGTGGTGGAGGATACGGTCACAGTTGCAACACGGTTGTCGACGTTCTCTTTGTTACCATCGGTATCAAGAGTGTATGCCTGCGGCTTAAACTTCTGCGCACCAGAAACAGTTACACCAGTAGCGGTTGACTTGGTAACTGCCGGAAGTTTCGGTGAGCGAAGAATTTCATCAAAGCCAGCAATCTGACGCTGAATAGTACCGTTGCGATACGCGTCTTCAGGAACGCGCCCAAAGATGTCACCATCTACCAGGTTGCGGCCTGCTTTGCGGTAATCGTCAGGGTTCAGGAAGTAACTGATGCCCATATCGCGGTTTAGCTCACGGGAGAACATCAGGCGCTCTGCATCAGACACAAAATCCCAGCCAGACAGGCCAGTAGATGGACCAATTGCGCGGGTATCGTGAACAACAAGTGAGCCCATTTCGGTTGCCTGTTTGGCAATTGCTGACTCAATGTTATTCGCCAGTTTTTTCGGCGGATGCCTGGATGCGGCGACGGTAAGAACGCTCATCACGCAGGTCATCTGCACGAAGCTCGAAGAAATCGTTATCCGGATCGCCCATGTTGCATTTCACGGAGAGTTCCAGAATCCCGGC